AGACATCAAGCTTGACTCTAAAAAGGTCGGCGATATAGGTGTAAAAATTATCTATCATAGAATGAAGGACGGACAGAAGCAATATAGAATTTTCGTAGCACAGAAGGTAGATGGAGTTCTTAAGAGGAACAGATTAGTCAATGATACAATAAAGGTCATCCAGGATAATGAAGAAAAGATGGTTGAGTATTTCAATAAGATAGTTGCTTCAGAAAAGGCTCTGGCAAAAGTTATCTAATATATAATATCAATAGAATGATATATAAGTGAACTGAATTAAGTAGGTTATCCACAGAATATATCAGATAATATATAAATAGATATAGAATAAAATATAGGTGAGGACAACAAAAAGTTACACTAAAATCCTCACCTATATTATTATATATAATAGATATATGATATGTTAAAAAGAAAAATGTTTCATGTGAAACATCGCAACAAAATAACACAAAAAGTTGTTGACATAGAATAAATAAAGTGATAGAATAAAAATAAGTAAAGAGATAAAAAGAAAGTGAGTGAGATAATAAAGCGATAAGATATAAAAGTTTATGATGATGAGTTGATTGCCAAGTTCATACACGAATCAAGTTCTATCGGCCGGTAAGGTGAGCTGCTTTTTTTACTCGAGGGGCCTACCTTTAATGCATCGGCCGAGTGAGTGCTCCCGGGCACCTACCTCAACTCTACTGCTGCTTTTGCAAATATATAACTTTTGTTTTATGCTATGTTGCTACGGTGTGTGTGTGTGTGGCTAGCATGCAAGATGGAGATGTGGAAGATAGCATAACTCCAAACAATGGTATGGTACATTTTATTTGCAATTACAATCGACATCTAAAAACTACTACTGTTGTAACTTTCAAAAATCAATGGTCTTTGTTTATTATGGTAGTAAATATTCATTATATCCATTGTGTATAAAAATATAAGATAGTAAATATTACTTATATAAAAGAAAGAATATATAAGAAAGAAAAGTATAACTTAATATTGACTTTTGGTATTCAATATGTTATAATAATAAGGAGGTAGAAATAAACAATGGCAAAGACATTCACTAAATCTGGTGTATCAGTAGATGACTGGATTACAGATGATGGTTTACTCCTCCTTGAGAGTTGGTCTCGTGATGGATATACATTGGTAGATATAGCCAATAAGATAGGAATAGACAAAGACACATTCTTGAGGTGGAAAGATAGATACCCCGAAATTCGTCAGGCTGTAGCTAAGGGTAAAGAGCTCGTAGACTATCAGGTAGAAAATGCTTTATTGAAATCAGCATTGGGGTATAAGACTAAAGAGGTTAAGGTAACAACTACAATGAGGTATGGTAAGGTAGTAGAAACTATCAAGGAAGTAACAGACAAAGAAGTTGCTCCTTCTGTACCTGCTATTCAGATGTGGCTGTATAATAGAAACAAAGACAAGTGGAAAAACATGAACAATGCTAAAACTGTCTTTGATGATATGGAAGAGGATAGCTCCATTGAAATTACTGTTACTCGAGCCAATAAAAATGAAACAACAAACGGTGATGCTCCCAGTAGTTCAGAAGATAGAGAGGTCGAGGATAAAGAAATCAAAGTCCGCAAACGTACCAAGTCTGAAACTGAAGCTGTAGAAAAATCGAAAAAAAATAAAAAGGCGAAGCAGGCGGCTGATACTGTTGTTGATGAGTCCGAAAATCAGGAGGTCGACTTAGATGAGTGGCCTGATGATTGGGAGGATGAAGAATAAACAGGAGGCCGAGGTATGAAAATAACTAAAAAAGTAAGTCCTGCTTTTGAGGACTTTATTTTTAACTGGGACTATGAACAGTATCTGCTAATTGGTGGGTACGGTTCAGGTAAGTCATACCATATCGCTTTCAAGATAATTCTAAAACTCTTGAATGAGAAAAGAAAGGTATTGGTAGTTCGTCAGGTATACGATACAATATATGAAAGTTGTTACGATTTGTTTTGTGAGATACTCGACGAGATGCATATTCTAGCATACGATTACAATGAGTTCAAAAAGAAGAAAAACAAATGTGTAGCTTTGAAGTCTCCGCTCCGTATCCGTTTTCCTAATGGTGCCCAGATTATCTTCAAGGGTATGGATAAGCCAGAGAAAGTAAAATCTATCAATGGTGTCAGTATTGTATGGATGGAAGAGTGTTCAGAGACTTCACCAGAAGCATACAAAGAACTCCTTGGTCGTATCAGAACTCCAGATGTGAGTATGCATTTCATCTTATCCTGTAACCCTGTCAATCGTGAGAACTGGGTGTATGAGCATTTCTTTGAAAGGGAAACGGCTCAGGGTAAGAAAATAACTATAGTCGACGAAAATAAATTCTATGAGAAGAAGTGTCTAATCAAGAATGGTATATACTACCACCATAGTATTCCATCAGACAATCCTTGGTTACCGTGGCAGTACCTTCGTCGACTTGATGATTTGAAGAATTACGACTATCCTCTGTATATGGTAGCTCGTTGGGGTAGATTTGGAGCTTCTGGTACTAGGGTATTCCCTCAGTTCGTAGTTGCTACAAAGAACCACAACTTCAAAGAACGTGTATTGGCTCTTGGTATCGAAAATCAGTACTTCGGTTTTGACTTCGGTTTTGAGGAGTCATATAACTGTGTACTCAGCATGTCAGTGGATGTACAAGAGAGCATATTATATATCTGGGATGAAATCTATGTAAACCATTTGACTGACCCACAGATGGCAAGACGTCCAGATATGCAAAAATTAAAAGACCGTCTTGACAATTATTATCAGATGGGTTATAATAAAATCATAGTGGCAGATAATGAGGACCCAAAAGCGATACAATACTATCGTCAGATGGGCTTTCTTATCAGAGCTTGTAGGACCAAATTTAATGGGTCACGTATCAGTAATACCAGGAAGGTAAAGAGATTTAGACAAATCATTGTGAGCCCCAAATGTAAGAATGTCATTAAGGAGCTCAAGGACCTTACATATCTGAAAGACAATCAGGGTAAGGTACAGTATGACAAGTTTAATATCGACCCTCACAGCTTATCAGCTATTTGGTATGCGTTAGATACTGTGACTGTTGCTGATGTTAAACAAAAAGATTTCCATTCCAAGAAGGGAGGTTGGCGAAATGAGCAATATCAATTGGGTGAGGAAACTTACTAGTCGTAAGTTCTGGGCTGCAGTTGCTAGCTTCGTTAGTATGATGATTGTAGCGTTCGGTGGTACCGAGAATACAGCTACTCAGGTTGCAGCTCTTATTATGGCTGGTGCTTCAGTAGTAGCATACATCATTGGTGAAGGTCTCGCTGATGCTGCTAATGCTAATGTTGAAATCGAGCAGGAAGTTGAATATGGCGAGGAGGACGAGTAATGAAGTATGGTATTGATGTAAGTCATTACCAGAACAATATCGACTGGTCTCGTGTGAAAGCTACCGGTAAAGTTGAATTCGCGATTATGAAAGCTATGTATGAGAGTACCAAGAATGTGGATGAAACATTCGAGAGAAATTATGCAGGCTGTACCAATTATGGTATAAATCGTGGAGTATATAACTTCATCGGTAGTATTTCTGCTTCCGACCCTGTAGCTGATGCTAAAGCTTTCTTAAAAATCCTTGATGGTAGAAAGCTTGAGTTCGGTATATGGCTTGATGTTGAAAGTAAAAACCTAAGGAGCTTAGGGAAAGAAAGAATTGAGGATGTAATTCTTACAGAGTCTGATATTTTCTCGGCTGCCGGCTATAGTGTCGGTATCTATTGTAATTTAGACTGGTATAAGAATGTTATAACCGATAGGGTAAAGGATATATTTGATGGTCGTTTTTGGATTGCTCGTTATCCCAAGAATGATAAGGGAGAAGTGGTAAACAATCTGAGTCCGAAAAATAGCTGTCCTGAGTCCATTGGTTGGCAGTACTCCTCAAAAGGAAAGGTTGACGGTATCAGTGGTGTAGTTGATATGGATATGTTCTGGGGTGAACTCAAGAATGAAATGCCTAAGGAATTATACACAAGAGCTGTTATCGTCGAGAACTGTGAAAAGTTTGTAGGAGCAGTTGAAGGTTCAAATGGTCATTTGGAGGTTCTGAATATCTACAATGGAAATAAACCACTTCCTCGTGGATATGCAGTTAAACCATCAGATGCTTGGTGTGCTACATTTGCTTCAGCTATGTATATTTTGGCTGGCTATCAGGATATATTCCCTATTGAGTGTGGATGTGAGAAAATGATAGCTAAAGCAAGAGAAATGGGTATCTGGATAGAGAACGATAGCTTCGTTCCTCAGATAGCAGATGCTGTTCTTTATGACTGGCAGGATAATGGAGTCGGTGATGATACTGGAGCTGCAGACCATGTAGGTATCGTAACTTATGTAAATAAGGATGCCGGCTATATGGTGGTGACAGAAGGCAATTATTCTGACTCTGTGAAGAAACGTACTATCAATTTGAATGGTAAGTATATCAGAGGCTTCATAACTCCGAAATTTACCACTGATGGTATTGAAATTCCTGTTGAGAGTAAAAAGTCTGTTGATACAATAGCTCACGAAGTAATAGCTGGTCAGTGGGGTAAAGGAGAAATCCGAAAAGAGAAACTTACTAATGCCGGTTATAACTATTCAGAGGTTCAGGCTCGTGTAAATGAGATATTGAATACTCCGAAGAAAGTAGAGGGCTCAACAAAAGAAGTAATAGCTACATCAAAGGCTTCAAAGATTGATAAAGGTCTGGCTGGAGAATATACAACGACAGCCGATTTATATTGTCGTGATGGAGCCGGTACAAATAAGAAAGCTTTGGTATGTATTCCAAAAGGAACGAAAGTTCAGAACTTCGGTTACTATTCAGTAGCCAATGGAGTTAATTGGTTATATATCACATTCAATCTGAATGGTATCAAATATACAGGCTTTAGTTCATCGGTATATTTAAGGAGGTAATCAGGTGAATAATCAGCTTAACGAAGAGGAAAAAGTAGCTCTGGCCGATGAGTCGACAGAGTGCCTCAGGGTGTATAACCGAATACCTTATGCCTTAATAAGAGCTGAAGTTGACACAGGTGTGCAGGATGTACTCGACGAGATAAATGAAATCTGTAAGTACTATAAAATCTACAAGAAAGGTAAAAACTTCCATGTAGAAGGTACTAATGGAGACTATATTCCTGCTCGTCTGAAATATAAGATGGCAGCTTCACTCATAAATAAAGAGGCCAGGTTCCTCTTCGCTGAGCAGCCTGATATTAAGGTAGAGCCTAAGGGTGATGTAGGTAAAACTACTCCTGAGTCTAAAACTGCATTAACAGTTATGAATGACCTGCTTGAAACTGTATTATCAAAGAATAAGTTTGAGGATATACTGATTAAGGCAGCTCGTGATTGTTTTATTGGTAAGAGAGTTGGTGGTCTTGTTAACTTCAATGAAGAGGATGGTATCACAATTACTTTCTTACCTTCAATGCAGTTTATTTATGAGACTAAGCTTGGTAATCAGAATGTACTTACTAAGTTTGTATGTTTCATAGTTGCTAAAGAAAGCACAGTACAGAAAGATAAGCGAATATTCAAGAAGAAATTTACTCTTGAAGATGATGGCTTCGCTTATATCGAGGAAGAAATGTACAATGGTGCTGGTGAATTGGTTGAAACAATAACCAAGAAACAGCCTACCAAACTTACTTTCATTCCTGCATTTGTAATTATCAATGATGGTTTATCTGGTGAGATACTTGGTGAGTCAGAAATTGAGTTACTTATGGATTATGAAATGTGGTATTCAAAATTAGCCAATGCCGATAGTGATGCAGAGCGTAAATCAATGAACCCCACAAAGTATGTGGTAGATATGGAAAACAATTCTACAAAGAATTTGTCTACAGCTGCCGGTGCTTTATGGGATTTAGGTTCAGACCAGAACCTTGAAAATGCTCATACTCAGGTTGGTTTACTTGAACCACAGATGCATTATAGTGAGGCATTGAAAATTTCACTTGAGCGTATCAAGACTACCGGTTATGAGCAGGTTGATATGCCAAATATCACAAATGAAACAATGTCCGGTACAATTACATCTGGTAAAGCACTCAAGGCTATTTATTGGCCGTTGATTGTTAGGTGTAAGGAGAAGATGAAAGTATGGGGACCTGGACTTCAGCAGATGGCTGATATAATTGTTCAGGGAGCTATGATTTATCCGAATTGTATCAAAAAGTATACGGATGATATTATCACTCCTGTAGCTTATGAGATTTCTGTAGAGCAGAATACTCCATTACCTGAGGATGAGATAGAGGAAAAGACGACAAACCTTGCAGAGGTTGAAGCTTCTGTTATGTCAAAGAAGTCATATATGAAACGTTGGTATAAACTTACCGATGATGAAGTAAATGATGAATTGATGCAGATAGCTCTTGAGCGTCAGATACTCGACGATAGCTCATTTGATTTGAATAATGGATATAATGGTGACAATAAGTTCATCAATCCCGGTGTAGATGATTTTAATATGGCCGGGGTAAATAGTATCAAGTCTGATGGAACAGATGATTTACATGATGATGGTACACATAGTGTTCCAAATGAACAGTCTGGTGATGTGAATGATGCTGCTTCAAGTTTTTCTGGTGGTCAGAGAATGACGTATCAGAAAACTAGTAATCAGCTGAATGCTACTCAGACTACTTCACTCATCCGAATTATCTCACAGTATAAGTCCGGTTTATTGAACATAAATCAGGCTGTAAGCATAATGCAGTCTATGGGCCTGGACGAAGCATTTGCTCGTAAACTGTTAGAGGATGAAAAGAAAGTAAAAGATGTCCTCAGCTGATTGGTATTTCCAGGATGCTATTAAGGCCCGTGATGAATTGACAAAAAGACAAGAGAAAGCTATTCGTAAGTATTATAATGAGTGGGCTAAGGAAGTAAGGGAAGAGGCTAATCGCCTCTCCCATATTCCTGGTACTCAGGATGAACAAAGACAAATGACTGAACTCTATTATCAGCTTAGAAATGCTAGTAGACAGTTGTCGGCAGAGATTAACAACGAAACATCATCTAATTTGAATAATATGGGTGATGTTGTTGTTAGAACAAATCAGAGGTGGTTGAGTTCTTTAGGTTTAAGTACTGATGCTCTTGATTATAAAATGTCAGCAGCAAAAGATAGTGCTATTCGTTCTATTCTGTCAGGTAATTTATATCAGAATGGTCAACCATTAAGTGAGAGGGTATGGAATACTACAGAGAGTAATTTGAAGGACATATATTCAATTATGGCTCGTGGTATAGCTCTTAATCAATCACCAGACGAGATAGCTAAGTCATTAGAAAAATATCTCAATCCATCAAAGAGTTTAGGTTGGACAGTTAAGTCTTATACAGATGCCAATGGTCTAACTAAATTTGCTCGTGTTCATAATGGTCAGGTAGATTGGAGAGCACAGAGATTAGCAAGAACAATGCTTCAGCATTCATATCAACAGACATTGGTAGCTTTAACAAAAGACAATCCATTTGTTCTCGGTTATATATGGCATGCAGATGGAGCAAATGCTTGTGAATTATGTATGGATAGGGATGGCCAATTTTATACTGCCTCAGATTTACCACTTGACCACCCAAATGGACAATGTGATTTTGAAGTAGCGGTTGATGAAGAAAAGGCAAAGAATGATTTAGCTGGATTTTATGAGAACCCTGTATTATATCCGGACATTCAGAGGTTTGTCTCGGATTGAAGATTGGTGAGGCCTACCTTCTGGGCCTCCCAGTTCTTCCTGTTTCGATTGGTTAGAAAACAGTTGATAATTTATAGGTCTGAAATATAAAGGCCTCTTAAAATGGACGGTAAGGCCATAAAATCATATCCCAAAAACTTGAATTTTTCAAAAATATTCAAAATAACTCTTGACAGATACATTTTAGAGTGATATAATAAGGAGTAGAGAGATGGAAGAAGTAAAAGGTATGAATGTAATGGTTGAATGTAAGAATTGTAAGAACCGCTTTCGTATCGGTAACGACAACATCACATTTGATAAGCATTACAAAGATGTAAATGGACAATCAATATTACTTACATATTTCGACTGTCCAGAGTGTAAAGAAAGACATTTTGTTCAGATAGACAATACTCATTCTCGTGAGGTAAAAAAGAAAATCACGAAGATGTTCGCTAAGCTTTCGGTTATGAGAAGTAAGAACATTCAAATTCCGAAGCAACAGCAAAAGAAGTTTGGAGGTTTACAAAATACCTTAAAAATGAGTAGACTCCAACTTATGAAATCGTATGATGGTTCAATAGTGACCGACACAGAAACCGGAGAAACAATTACATTGAACTTTACTATGATTTAAGCTGTTATGCATATAATCGTTTAGAATTGATAAGTAGCTAGTAGTCAAAATATAAAAGGTTAATTATTTAGTTCAGTGAACCGGTCACCTAACTCGATAGATTAGGATAGATATTGACACCGTGGTTAGCACGGAATTTTTAATTTGAAAGGAAAAGGTGTTAGTAAAATGGCTGATACAGATAACAAAAACAAAGTCGGAAATGATACCGCAGACCAGACTGGTGTAACTGATAATGGTAACACAACTGGAGATGCAAATGCTACAAATGATACAGGGTCTGATGCTGGTAATCAGGGTGGAGACTCTACCGGTTCTGGTGAAAAATCTTTTACTCAGAAGCAGGTTTCCAGTATGATGGCTAAAGAGAAGAAGCAGGGACGTGAAGCTGCTTATCGTGAAATGGGAATTGACCCTAATGATAGTAAGATGGTTAATATGTTCAAGGCTTTCATCAATAGTCAAAAGACAGATGAGCAGAAGGCTAATGAAGAGGCAGCAGCTCAGGCAGCAAAGGTTGCAGAGGCAGAGCAGAGAGCTATGGTTGCAGAGGCTAAGGCTGAAGCAATGCAGTTGGGAGTTCTTCCTCAGTTTGCAGATGATGCAGTTACATTAGCTCTTGCTAAGATGGATGATAATACAGACCTTAAGTCTATCATTGGTGAGCTTAAGACCAAATATCCTGTTTGGTTTGATGCTTCCGCAGCAGGTGCAGATGGTAAGAATGCTACAGGTCAGAAGGGAACAGGTGCCTCAATCAATACTGGTACAAAAGATGCTTCCGGTGGAGAGAATAAAGGTATGGGTGCTCGTCTGGCAGCGCAGAGACGGACTAAGACTGACCCTAAAAAGTCATTCTGGTCATAATTTTTAAGGAGGTAAACAAACATGTTTAACAAAGATGGTGTTACTAAAACCACCTATGGTGCTCCTGTACAGATTTTGGCCAACGTTGAACTTCAGTATTCTATGGGATGTAGAGTACCTCAGTCACTTGGTACAGATGTTTCAGGGGTAGGCAAGATTGCAAAGGCCGGTACTCCGGTATTTATTGACCTTGGTTCAAGAGATGCAGTTCCCGTTGCAGCTCCTGGTTCTGTTACAGAGACAGCTACCGGTTCTGTTGTTACAGGTGCTGGTATCACTAAGGTTGAAGTTGTAGCTGCTACTTTCAAGACTGCAGTTTCTAATACTGCTGGTACTTATAAGTTTAAGGCTACAGTTGCTGATGAAACAACTACTTGGAAGCTTGGCAACGATACTGTTACTCTTAATACTTATGGTATTACTGTAACCGGTACAGTTGCTAACAACGATGAAATCCAGGTTGTATTCACTGCTTCCGGAACTGTAACTGCTAATGCAGTACTTCTCCACAACGTGGATGTAACTGGTGGAACAAAGAACGGTACAGCTCTTCTGTTTGGTTTCGTAAACTACAACAGACTTGAGGCTGATGTTCAGGCACTCGTAACTCCTGGAACCAAGATTGGTGATGTCCAGATTGTTAAGGGCTAAGAAAGATAAGGAGGTAAAAAGAAATGACTATTTTTGATTTGATGCAGAGCAATGAGCTCGTTGCATATTGGGAAGAGTTACTTCAGGATGAAGCTCCTTATCCTTGTGAGGAACTGTTCCCCGCTGACAAGAAGAGAGGACTTGACCTCAAGTGGCTTAAGGGAGCTCGTGGACTTCCCGTTGTACTTAAGACTTCTGCATTTGATGCAGCAGCTATTCCGAGAGGACGTATCGGCTTTGAGAAGCTGAGTGCAGAGATGCCTTACTTCAAGGAGTCTACATACATTGATGAAGAGCTCAGACAGGAACTTAACATTGTCCTTGAGACTGGTAATCAGGCTTATATCGACTCTGTTATGAACCGCATCTTTGATGATGAAATGAGGCTTCTTCGTGGTGCTCGTGCTTCTCGTGAGAGAATGAGAATGCAGGCTCTTACAACCGGTATCGTAGCAATGGTTGCCAACGGTCAGGCGTTTACGTATGACTATGGTATTCCTGAAGCTAATAAGA